CTACCCGAAGTCCGCGCCCCTGAACCACGTCAGCGGCTTCTGGTGCGGCTCAAGCGGAACGGCGTCGTTCGCCACCTGCTTCGGCTTTGCCGTGGCGACGCCGCGGGCGTGGATGAGGTTGTCGCCCAGGGCCCGGATACGGGCCGTCTGTCCCTCGTCGGCCGTCTCCCCGGTTTCGGCCTGGACCGTGGCGCGCCAGTTCTTCGCAAGCGCGCGATCACCCGTCATCAGCGCCGTGAGAAGGCGAGCATCCGAGGGGCTCAGCCCTTGGAGGGTCTTCTTGACCCGAGTCGCTCCGTCAATGGCCTCCTGAGTGATGTTCTGGCCTGGCGCGCCATCGGACGTGGCGCGGATGTAGTCTGGCCTGCGCTCGCCACCCGTCGCGCCGGCGGAGATGTGGATGTCCAGCTCATGAGCGCGGAACGCCTCATAGGCTCGTTGCGAGAGCGCGGGCTTGCCCTTGGGATAGCCCTCTGACGGCTTGCCGTAGCGCATGCGCAGGATCGTGAAAACGTCTCGGCGCCACGCGGCCAGGATCACCCCAGACCGTTTGTCTGCGTTGACCTCGGCCCCTTGAGCTTTCAGGCGAGCGATCTCGGCCCGGCGATCGCGCAACTGATCATTCGAGACGACCGGAGCCTCGGCCGTCTCCACGCTGGCGACCTTGCGGAGCGTGATCCTCTGTTTCTTCTTCCTGCTCATGTCGCTGTTCCTTCTAAAACGTATTGCTGGTTGGAGAGAGCTTGAGCGGAAGGCATAGGACGACTAGCCCAGGCGTCAGGCGACGACCCGAGCTAGTCCCTATGCCTCCGCGATCTTGCTGGCCGGAGCCGAGCCGTCGCATTGGCCGATCCAGTGGAGTGACCATCCCCGGATCGTTGAGAGCTACTTGCGACACGTCATCGTCACTGTGCCGGGGATCGCGCTTCTCTCTTTCGGACTGCGCTTCGCCTGTGATCCCGCCCCGTGGTAGGCTTCCGGTGTCTGGCGCCACTGTCTTCAAACCGTCCGCCAGCCCGGCCCTGCGTTCCTCGAGAGCGCAGGGTCTCTCAATCATCCCATCGCCTCCCTGAGGTGCAGGGCGACGGCCCTCAGGCCCTCCCGCTGGTGCATGTCGTTGAAGTCGTCGCCGAGGGTCGGAGGCATGACCCATTTCCGGCCGGAGCGGCGCGCGTAGAACTCGCCAGCGCCAAGCCCCTCAAGGCTCTCCACCGGCTTGTCATGGTCAGCAGCGATCCTCGAGCCAGCGATGGCTTCAGCCACCTGACCGACGTTGGATGCCGAGAAGGCCGAGAGGACGGTCGCAGAGACGCCCAGGAGGCGCAGCGCTGCCCGCACGGTCATCGCCGTGGCGATCCCCTCGCAGACCCATGTGTCGCGTCCTGTAGCAATCCTATGTGAAGCGCCGGACATGACGCCGCGGAGAATGTTCTTCTTCGTCCCGTCGGGGGCGATGAACTGGAGCGTGGTGATCGTCTTTCCGACGCGCCCCGGGATGATCAGAAGCGGTCCCTGAGCCTCGGGCAGAGCGTGGGCCAGCATTTCGCCGAGCCGTCCTGATGGAAAGAAATCCCGCGGGTCGTGGCAGACGAGACCCTTCTCCTCAGCGAACCCCTTCGCCTTCAGGTAGGGATGCACGTCCGTCCGGCAGCCCCGGACTATGTCGACGCAGATACGCTCGACCTGGCGGCGCTCCGCTTCGCGCTCGGCTTCTCGAGCCCGTCGCCGCGCCTCGACCTTGGGGTCGGCTGGGCGGTTGTCATTGGCGCCGTCGATGCGGAACTTCTGCCCCTGAGCCGTCTGGTAGTTGTAGACGAAGCCGCCCTTTTGATCGTCGTCGATCTTCACGGCCGCATCGTTCTTGCCGTTCTTCCCGAGGGAGTCCGTACGGGTCCATCGGCCCGGCGAGCATCGACGTTTCGGAGGAGCGACCTTCACGGCGTCACAGGCCCGACGCATCGCCTCATCCAAGGAAAGAGCGATCATGCGGCCCTCCGCAGATTGCTCTGCTTGCGGTACCGCTTCACCTCGCGCTCGATAAGCGCATAGGCGTTCGGGTCGACAACGGCGGGGACCGCCATGTCGTACCAACCAAAGGGCAGCTTCGCGCTTGGGTAGATGCCGCGCCAGGATCCGTAGGCCCATCGGCGGGCGTGATCTTCGCCCTTCCGCGTGGACTGCGCGCAGTAGTGGAGCGCAGCTTTCCAGACCTCTCGCGGGCTCTTCAGGCACTCCGCCCGAAGGCCGGCGCGCGCCTCGATCCCCAGCGTGGTGGGGTCGAACTCCTTCAGCTCGCCTTCCACGGCGTGGATATGTGAGCGAGCTGGTCGCTCCCACCCGCAGGACATGCAGGTGTTGCCGCTAAGGCCGCCCGAGCATTCCGGGCAGACGACCTTCTCTCGCACCTGTGGATCGCGCTCGCGCGCCACGCTGTCGCGCTTCTCAGCCTTATCCAGTTCGCCTGGGCCATTCTCCCAGACGTCGTACATGTCGAGGGCGAAGCGTTCGAAGTTGCCGCTATGGTCGAGCCAGAGCGCCTTCTTCTCCTCGCCGGGGATCGTGCGCATGACGCGGCCGATCTCCTGCATGTGGCTGGACAGGCTCTTGCGGTAGGGCTTGCAGGAGACGCCGATCCGAACGTCAGGAACGTCAAATCCCTTCGTCAGCACGCCGCAGGACACCAGGCCGTGAATGATGCTGTCCGGGCGCCGGAACTCCGCGATCTTTTCGGCGCGAGCGTCGTCGTCCTTGTCGAGGTAGCTGATCTGCTGGAAGTTGTAGCCCGCTGCGGCAAACGCCGCGCAAAGTTCCCGCCCGTGCTCGACGGTGGGGCTGAACACGATAGTTTTGGCAGGCCCGCCGAAGTGCTCCTGCGTTTTGGCCTCCCACTCCTTGACCACATCACCGACAATCTTGATCCCGGCCGAGGCGGCGCTCTCGTCGGAGAACTCGCCGAAGCTGTTGCGGGTCAACTCGCTCTCGTCGGGACTTCGCGCGATGTAGATCTTGGGCTCGACCAGATAGCCCCCCGCGATGAGCTGGCGTGTGGGTATGACGTTGACCATCCCGTCCCAGTGGTTGCCCATGCCTTTGGTGAAGGGCGTCGCCGTCAGTCCGATCTTCACGGCGTCGGGATAGCGGGCCATCAGGTCGAGGGTGGACTGATACTGGGCGTGGCATTCGTCCACGATGATCAGATCAGGCTCCCGAGGAAGACCGCGGCGAGCCAGCGTCTGGGCCGAGCAAATCTGGACGTGCTCGCGCGGCGACCAGCGCCGATTGATTCCCTGGATGACGCCATGCTCGACGCCGTACTCGTCCATGACCTCAGACGTCTGGTTTACCAGGGCGACACGGTCGACGATGAAAAGGGCATAGCTCCCCTTGCGGCTGGCCTCCTTTAGGAGATGAGCAGCGCAGATTGTCTTCCCTGCCCCGGTGCCGGCGCACAGGATCAGCCGCCGGATGTGTGCGCGGATGTTCTCTCGCAGCGACTCAATGGCGCCGTCCTGATAGGGGCGCAGAACGATCTCTTTGCTCTCGAAGAGGTTCAGCATGCCGCGACCTCCGCGTAGGCGGCGCGCTCGGCGTCGGCTCGCGAAAGCCCGCCGTCGAACTCCATAATGGCCGCGCGTTCTTCCCACAGGTCGAACAGCGGCCAGACCTCACGGCACACGTCGGCCCAGCGCGCGCGGACCCAGGCAACCGCCTCTTGGGTCAGGCGGCCGCGACGGAGAGCGAAACGCCACTCCTGACGGACCACGTCGCCGCCATTGGCGCGAATACGAGTGAGGATAGAGGTCATGCTGGCACGACCTCCATTTCCTCCAGTTCCTTGACCCGCTCCTCGGCCTTCCTCAGGCGGTATTCCAGCCGCTTCACCTGGGCCATGTACTCGTTCATCCGCCCGGTAGCGGTGTCAGCCCGGCGCTGCGCATTGCCGAGGGCGCGCCCCAGATCAGCCGACGTGGCTTCCTTCAGCTTGGCCTTCAGGTCGTCCCGCTCGCGCGTAACCGCGTCGGCCTTCGCCTTGGCCTCGTCTAGGTCGGCTCGCAGTCCAATCACCTCATCGATCAGGCCGTCCGTGGTCAGCCGAGCCAGTTCGCGCCGCATCTTGGCGTCGGGGTCATCGGCGGCTGTCTCTTGCTCGACATTTGACGCAGGCGGGCCATCCGCTGGGCTTGCGGATTCTACAGGTTCACCCTCCGGCGCTTCAGGCGCGTGCGTAGCTTGATCGGCTTTTGACGATGCGCCGATGTTGGCCGTCTGCATCGTCGCGGTGGAGCCGTGCTTCGTCGTGTAAATGCGCTCACTGGAAACGTTGCCAGTGACGGCACCCCGTTGACCGGCGACAAACGTGTGAGAAACGCCGCAAGCTCGCGCGACTTCCCGATCTGACCATGCCGACCACTCCGGATCGTTCAGCAGGGTCTGGACGGCGCGGCGCTTGTCGTCGTTCGTGCGGCGCAGGCCGTGCGAGGCGTTGGCCCCGACGCTGAACAGAATGGCGTCGCGCTGCGTCCCCTGCCGGATATCTGCCGGGACGTCATAGACCTGGGCCAGCGCATAGGCCTCGTAGCGGTGGAAGCCGTCCGCGAGCCAGTAGGATACGCCGTCGAAATAGACGGTGATCGGCGGGAACGTGGCGCCGCCTTTGATGGCGTCGGCATATTCCGAGACGACCCCGCGATCGATGGCAGCGCGAGACTGCGTTCCACCGTTCACCCGGACATCAGCGATGTTGATCGTGCTCATGCCATGCCCTCCAACTCGTCGGCCAGGGCGCGCAGGCTTTGCGCCGTCTCAAGCGGTTGGAGCCATCCGGCGTAGAGGGCAGCTTGGCGGGTGAAGAGGCGCGCGACTCGGATGCTGTCTTTGCGGTCGGCCGCCAGACTGGCGATCTCGCCGGTGACGACGTCGGAGATGCGGGCGACCTGCTCGGATGGCGCGAGAGCTGCGCAACGCTGAGAGTTCAGGGGGATGATCTGAGCGCTCATGCTGCCCGCCCCTGCTTGATCAGGTTGCTGATGTAGGCCTTGTCCCGAAGGAAGATGCCCTCGAGCTGGATGAGCGTCAGGCTCGGGGAAGCCGCCCGCACGGTGGCGACGCAGGCTCGCAAGGCGCGCATGTTGCTGACGCCCTCGCGCTGCCCGTTGGCAGGGTTCGGGCGAAGCGACTTTGGCGTGACGCCATGCTGGCGGCACACGGTTTCGATCAGGCTGCGAACGGGCGCGTCACAGGCGCCCAGCGGCCAAGCGGGAGCGACGTCGTTCGCGGGCTTCGTCTGAAACAGCGCGCGGATTTCAATCTCTGACCGGCCGTAGCGGATGGCCAGGGCCTGCCACGGCGTCGGCCGATCTTTGGCTCGGTGAGCTTCGATCTCGCGGATTTCCTCGTGGGTGAGCCCGCCCCGGCGACAGGTGGCGAAGACGCCAGCATTGCCTTGGGCCCCGGCGTTGGTAGCGCGGGTCATCCGATCACCTTGCCGTCGCGCACGCGCACGTCGGTCCCCGGCTGGACGGACTTCGGAGAAAGGGCGGAATAGACCGACGAACCGACCCGGTACGTGACCAGGTGCTGGCCGTCCCGGCGCAGAGTACAAGTCTGGACGTTGACGCGCTGAGTCATTGCGCCACTCCAACCTTGGGACGGCGGCGCAGGCTGGCGACGTCCATCTCTGCGCGCATCTGAGCATTCCGCGCTGCCCGCAGGTTGGCTCCGGCAATGCCCATGCGGCGAGTGTCCTGGCGCTGATACGCCTCGTTCCACTCGTCTTTGCAGCGGAGGAAGTCGGCCTCAGCGACGGCGAGGCGATAGCGAGCCCTTAGGGTGCGAAAACCAAACATCAGCAGGCCTCCCGAAGGCGCGTGACGTTCGTGGCGACAGCGCGCAGTTCGCGGGCCTCGTGCTTCACGCGGTCGAGTCCGTCCATCAGGGCGTCGATGGCGGCCAGATCACCCGCCTGGATCGCCGAGGCGATGGGGAGGATGGCGGCCGCAGCCTGAACAACGTCGTGGGATTCCTTGACCGGACACGCCGTCGTGGCGACGGTGGGTGGCTCGATCTCCGCGGCGAAGGCTCCGAAGATCACCGACTGGCCGCAAGCGTCCTCCAGGGTCCACACCTGTTCCCACGTGGGGATATCGCGGGCGTGTTCGGGATTGGCGCTGCACAGTTGCGAAACGCGCTGGCGGCTGATGCCAAGGCGCGCCGCAGCCGCATCTTGTCGGCCGACCTTCACGACCAGCTTGGCGAAGAGGGCCTTGAGCCTAGCGTGGTCGAATGTTCTGTCTTCGTTCATTGCGCTTATCCAGCAGCTTGCAAGGTGACGCTTCCTCAGGCGGGTCCTATTCAGGCCGCATGCAGTGGAGGCTCGGGGTCGGGATCGTTGGCGGGTTGGGGAGGAGGTTCAGGCGACGGGCGCAGGACGCTCGGATGCAGCGTCCGCACGAGGACGCCGTGAACGATCTCCGCGATGCGGGCGTATTCGGCGTCGGTCATGAGGGTGCCCGCCGGAGGCTAGCGGGGGGACGGTGCCCCCGGCGGGCTGTCATCGCGTGGGAGGGACGCGATTTCGGAGAGGCGCGCATGGTCTACGCAGCCTCCGATGAGGGAGAGGTGTCGTTGGCGGAGATAAAAGGGCGCGGAACGTCGCTGGGCCAATCACGACTGGAGGGCCAGTTCGCAGAGAACCACGCCATGACGGTGTCGTACTTCCGCGCCGTGAAAGACGCGCCATCGCTCAAGCGATCAAAGAACCGCCAGTCGCCGGTTGAAAGGCGAGCGACAGTCGAGGGCTCGCGCTGGGTTGCCTTCGCGAACTCGGCAGCGCAGGTTTCCAGGTGACGACGCAGGGTGCTTTCCATATGTCGGAAGATAGTCGGAGATTTCCGACTTCGTCAATCGGAGATTTCCGCGTAGCGCGTTTAGCCTATTCGTCGGACATTTCCGACATGGATGGCGACACACTTAGAGAGCGCTTGCGCGAGCGTTTGGCCGCGACAGGCAAGAAGCCGATCCCGCTTGCCACCGAGATCGGCAAGGGGCGGGACTACCTCTCCGACATCCTGAACGGCAAAAAACACACCCTGTCCTCTGATGTGCTGACGCCGTTGGCGATCGCCCTACAATGTGATGAGCGCTACTTCACGGACGACGAGTTCAAATCGCCTGGGCGGTCGCGGCGGCGCCTTACTGAGGAAGAGGCCCAACGGTTCTCCGCCGCTGCCGCGCGCCACAACGTGTTTGCATGGGCCTGGCGGGATTACAGAAATCTAAGCCTGCAGGACGTGGCGACTGACAGTGGCCTTACGGCCGGAACTGTGTCGGACATCGAGCAAGGTCTCCTCGCGCCAAGCGCCGCGCAACTCGAAGGGCTTGCTCGCGCCTTTTCCACGAAACCCGGGTTGCTGCGCACCAACCCCTTCCTCACCAATGAACGTGTGGCAGAGTTGGTGTCCATCACCGACGGATTGGACCCGGCCGACGTGCAAACACTGCTCGATATGGCCGCGACGTTGGAACGGCGCCAAGCTAGCTGAGTTGGCCGGCGCCAGTCGCGAAAGGCGCGCCGTCAAGACCACGGTCGACCTTGGACATAGGGCCCAAGCGTTAGAAGCGTCTGGACGAAGCCTGCCCAGGCCTGACGATCTGTTTTCTCTCGTCGGAGAACCTGGCGCGCCTGGTTGCTGAAGATGTTTGCGCGCACGGGCACAGAAGGCTAAGCCTACCCACAAAGAACGACGTTCTACACAGGTTCTCATGCGCAATAAGATCATAGCGGCCATCGGCGCCGCAGCCGTCATAGGCGGCGCCTTCGCGGCTAGCGCCATCCTCAGTCCGGAACCGACCGTCCCAGCTTCAACACAGGCCATGCATGAAGTGGGTCCCGGCTTCTTCGTTGTCGCGGTCCAGCCCAGTGCCGATCCAGCGACGTTCGAAGACCTCGCCGGCCTGAAGTGCCTCGACGTCGACAACTGTATGGTCGGGTTCTGGAAGAAGGACGAGGAGCCAACTGCGCTCCCCTTTACCGAGGCGCAGATCAAAGCCCAGATATTCGCTTACGCGGTCAATCGCGAGACGGGGTTCAAACGAGTGGCCTGGGATTGTGCGACCTACCCGGCCACAGCGCGCAAGGACTGCCTAGCTAAGGCGGGTTACTAGCGCCACCTGCTGCTGACGGCGAACTGAGAGATTGTTGGGAGGGGCGATGAACGTACCGCTAACAAAGAGATCGATCGTCTCGATCACGGGTTCAGCCGCAGATTGTTGTTGACTTTTATGGCAACGATTTTAGAGGCTGTGCGTAACGGTGTCCTCGAGCCTTTCGAGATACCAGATTGGGAGCGACGCCTCCCTGAAAGGATGTTGTGGCTTACCCCTGCGCTCTGGGACCAGATCGACAACGAGCCTAGGGCTCATATCGCTTCAGCTAAGCTAGGTGGACGAACACCCTACGAACATATGGATAGCATGTTCACAGATTTCCGGTGCGGTGAACGCGCACTCGGACACTCTGAAATCAAGCGCATGAACCCCACCTCATCCGGCGTTTGGGAAATGCATCCTCCTGGCCTGAGGGTCTTTGGATGGTGCCCAGAACCCCATGCGTTTGTCGCCGTTTCATTAGCTATCGTCGAGGACCTGAAAGCAGACAGCAAGCTCTACGACAAACATCGCGATGGCGTGATCGCCTTTGCCAAGGCTCAAGGCCTATCCTCAACACTTACACTCGGTGATTATCGTGCCCTCTTCCCGCAGAACAACTGACCTGAGACGAAGGACCTATTTGGCCTTGGTTTCGCGCGTGGAAAGCCAACTGCGCGATCTTTTCATCGCACGTTGCGATGCCGGAGATTTTAATCAAGCCAAGCTCGCAGAGAAGCTCGGAGTGAATAGGTCAGTCGTGAATAGGCGACTGACCGGGCGCTCTAACATGACGCTCGAGACGCTTGCGGATATGGTCTGGGGCGTGGGCGGATGTATCGACGTTGATATATTCGATCCTGCAGAGCGGCATCACTTGAATCACCCGTTGGCACAGGATGTCAAACTGACGTGGGCAGCTTCCGAAGAGCCTGCAATCGTGCGGCCTCTTGCGACCCAGTCATGGTCGATGACGGTACCCGCATGACAACCGCAGCGTATAAAAGGCGCTCTCTTCCTTCATTATACGGAAGGGCCATCTTTGCCGAAGATGCTCGCATGGAGTTGGGCGGCCAATTCTCTCTTATAGGCTGCATCCCAGTAGGGTTGGCTGAGGCATCATTTCCCGCGACTATTCCAAAGCTGGCCATTCTCGTGGAAATCACTTCAGCTTGGGATCTCGAGCCCAAAGAACTCGTTCTCAAGGTTTTTCTTCCTGGCGCAGCCGAGGATGATCCGCTGATCGAAATGCCGATCGAAATGCGTTCTGTGCAGAAAGCTTCTCCGGACGATGGGGGCGGCCCATATCCTGGCGAACAAATAATCCGGCACTTCGTTCTGAACGTTCATCCCAACGTGGTTCTACAGCAGCCGGGAGAAATACGCGCCCGCGTCTTCTACGGTGATGAATACGTGGCGATCGGGAGTTTACCGGTCAAATTGCAGGAAGAGGCGGATGCATCCGCGGACAACACCTAAACCACGCTTTTGGACATGAACTGTTGCCCCGCCCTACCAGGCGGGGTTTTTGTTAGGCGGGAACACCCCATCGCCTCTCGCCTTCTCTCCTCAAGCGAGAGGAGAGAGCCATGTCCGAAACACCACGAGATCCGGCGTACCTCACCGACGAGGACGGAAAGCCGACGCCATTTCAAGCCGACATGGCGTCAAGGGGTGATCCAGCGGAGCTGCTTCGAGGCGTAGGTCAGGAGAACATCACCGCCCGGCCGGCCAAGCCGAGACCATCAGACCCGCCGCCTGCCCCGCCAGAGCTGGATGATGACGCCACGCAGATGAAGAAGATCGAGGACGCCGCAGGCACAGAGCCTTCGCCGCCTGGTGTCGCCGAGCCAGAAGGCGCACGCGAACTACCCAAGCCGCCGCTTGCCGATCCGACCTGATGACTCCGCGGCTCAAGCTCTTCGAGTGGTCGGACGGCTTTCACACCTTCACGGTGGCAGCCAGTTCACGCCCCAAGGCTCTGGCCGCCTGGGGCAGCAGCCAAGACCTCTTTGCAACTGGCTTGGCCAAGGAAGTCGACGACAGCCCCGACGCTGACGCCGCCAAAACTTCACCGGGCACGGTGATAGAGCGCAAGCTCGACGTGAAGCTGCCAGCGGCCGCTCCCAAGAAGGATGGATCGAAAAGGGCGAGACAGCCCAGCGCCGCCGATCGCAAGCGGGTTGATGACGCCCAGCAGGCCCTCGACGATCTCGACGCCAACTATGATGAGGCTGCGCGGCGGCTGGATGACGAGTTGCAAGCCCTGAAAGCGCGCCGGGAGAAGGCACGAACGGCCTATGAAGCTCAGCGAGAAAAGCTGCAGGCGTGCCTGGAGAAGGCTCGCGCTAAGCTCTAGCCATCATCGCCTTCTTCGTCTTCATCGTCCTCGGCCTCGAAATCCGCGAACACGAGCTGCATCTCAACCCTCACCTCGTCCATCGTCTGCTGGACCCAGGCGTGTACGGCGCGGACAGTCTTCTCGGCCGACACGACATCCGGCGAGAACAGACGCTCCATGACATCGGTCAGGGCTTGGTTCCTGCCCATGAGGACGCCAGCCCGATAGATCGGGTCGTCCGAAGGGTCGATGTCATCTTCGTCCATGACGTCAGGCTATGCCCGGCGCTCGGCCTTGTCAGCTCCGCTCGCAGCCGACCCCGTCGCCGTCACGGTCCAGGTGCGGCCCATAGCCGGGCTGTCCGCGACGGACAGGCGCCCTACCTGCCGCTCTCGCTTCGGCACAGTTCCTGAACGCGCCGCCCGAGCTCGAACCGGAACCGACAAGGCCGCGCGCCTGGCCGGGTAGAGTGGATCGCGAGGAACCGCCGCCGCTCCCGCGGTGGCAATGGTAGCCGCCGTTTTTTCGGTCGTTGTGGCAGCCTTCGGCATTCAAGCCGCCGGGATGGGCCGAGGCGGCGACGGGCACCAGCAACAGAAGCGACCCCACTGCCATCATAGCGATCTTCATTCGCATCTCCCCCACTGAAAACGGCGGCCCCTGCTGGAGCCGCCGCTCTTCGTCTGCCGAGCCTGAGATTAGACGGTGCACTGCTTCGTGCGCTGGGCTTCTTGGATGCCCTGAATCCGCGCACGGATAGCCTTATCGGCGTCGGACTTCGCCATGGCATTGCCGATGCCGTAGTCGCCGAGGAAGCCAGCAACCGAACGCCAGTCGAAGTCGGCCGTTTCGGCGATCTGGGTCTGCACTTGGTTGGCGCGGACCAGCTCGAGGCGGAGGTCGTTGCAGTCCATGGCTTCAGCCTCGGCCGACGACCACTGCGTGGCGATTGGATAGCGCTTCGTTGCGCAGGCAGACGTGACGGATGCGGCGACGACCAGCGCCGCCACGATGGCGATTTTCTTCATTCGGGATGCCCCAGAGATATGCGTCCAAGCCCCCCGCTCGGACATAACGCCGTCATATCACGTTGTTTTCATCCGTCTAGATAACAGAGGTCAGTAACGGGCGTTTTCGATCCGCTAGGCTGCATCCTCGTCAATTGCGTCTCGTGCCGAGGGGTCGACCTGGGTCCAAACGTCCCCAGCAGCACTGCAGTCGATCTTGAAGTAGGCGAAGTCGTCGAGCCAGGGGTCACGCCCTTCCGGATCGATCATGAGGGCTTCGTCCGGCACATTACCGATCACCTGGAGCAATTCCGGTTCATCCATCGTGCCCGCTTCTTCGTCGCGCCACTGCTGGAAGACGTGCACGCCTTCTGCCGATAGCGCGAGAATGCGCCCGCCCTCCTCGGCGTCCACGGCGCATACGAATGGATAGAGCCTCCCCGGCCGACCATCCCGAAACGGTTGCGCATAGTAGTGCAGCCGACGCGGCATGCCTTCCTCCAAAAGTTAACACCCACAACGCCACACCGACGTCGGCCGAGTCGAGTCGAACGCCTCCCACCTACGACCGACTTTGGCGCAGCATTAGAAAGTCGGAGATTTCCGATCTTTTATGTTGACGGTCGGAAATCTCCGACTTATCGTCTCTCCATCACCGGGAGACGAACGATGTCACTCAAGAACGAAATCACTCACGACTCGAAGGCGGAAGCCTGGTCTGCACTGAGCGCTTTTCGAGCCACCTTCCCCGCGCCGACCGCAGAGAACCGCGCGATCGAAGCGCGATTGGAAGCCGACTTGGCCGCCCTGCGCGAAGCTGATGGTTCGCTTTTCGATGATCGTGCTGACGAGCTGATCCGCTGGGCGGACAAGAACGAAGCGCTGGCCGAGCAATACCCGTCGGCCGCGAAGGACTATCGCCATACGGCGTCGCTCTTCCGCTCAGAGGCCGCCGAACTGCGCCGCAAGGCCATTGTGGTTCGAGCCGCCACCTTCGGGATGGCCGCGTGATGAACCGGGACACCATCATCGCCGCAGAAGACCTGTGCATCGACATGGACGCTGATCTGGCCCGCGCCCGCTCTGCACTGTCGCTGTCGAACACGGTCAAGGCCGAGCGCCACGTCGCTGACGCTCTGACGGCCGCAAAGCGGATCATCGCCCTGCTGGAAGGCGCCCCGTCGCCTCAGCCCGCGATCCGCATCCCCGCCAACGATCCTTTCCGGGAGATTGCAGCTTGAACAAGCGCCAGCAAGCTAAGGCCGCCACGCGCGCCAAACTGATCGCCGCCGCCAGGAAGCTCTGGGCCGAGCCCGGCACGTATGAGCGCATGGGCATCCGGGAGATTTCGACCGAAGCCGGAATGTCGACCGGCGCGGTGTTCGCCAACTGGAAGAGCAAGGCCGACCTGTGGCGAGACGCCATGGGCTACGAGCCTCCGGTCGACTGCGCCGAGGTTCGTGCCGTTCTGCAGGCCTCCGCAGCGACCCTCTACCCGAGGGCTGCCTGATGGGCGCCGTGATCCCCTTTCCCCGCCAGCCTCACGCGCAGTCGCTGATCAAGCACACGGCGACGCTAAACTGGCTGGACCGGCACGGCGCGGCGCATCGCGAGCGTCATGCGGCTTGGACCGCCCGTGAAGCCGCGCGCATGGCCTGGAACCGTGCCCGCTCCATGCGGGAAGCCGGAGAGGCCCTGACCTTCCGCATCGATCACCGCTCGCAGGTGATCGGATGACCCACACCCATCCCGAAGCCAGAGACGAGGCGGGCGCCAACAACGCCCCCTCGATGGCTCCCGCTCTCACTGAGGCGCACATGCCCCCGCTGACCATCGAACCCAACTACGGCCTAATCTGGGAAGGCGAACGCCCGCCCATCGCCAAGGCCTACGTCGCCGCACAGAAGGCCATGGACGCCATCAAGAAGGCGGCGCGCAACGATCACTTCCGGACCAAGTACGCCGATCTGGCCGAGGTGGTCGAAGCGGTTGTGCCCGCGCTCAACGAGCATGGCATCGGCGTCATCCAGAACGCGGTGAATGACGGAGACTGGGTATCGATCACCACGACCCTGCTCCACGAGAGCGGATCGTCTGTCAGCAGCACACTGCGCCTCCGCCCCTCCAAAACCGACCCTCAGGGCGTTGGCTCGGCGATCACCTATGGTCGTCGCTACTCCTTGCTGGCGATGACTGGCGCCGCTCCCGAGGACGACGACGGCAACGCCGCCAGCGGCCCGCGTCAGGACCGCCGCGAGCCGACCGGTCCGTCGGCCGCCGCTCAATACGCGGCCGACCAGCTACGCCAAGCGCGGACGAAGGACGAGTTCACCCACTTCTGGAACAGCGAGAAGGAAGGTCTGCGGCAGTCGCTGAGCGACGGCGACTACGCGCACGTCGTCAAGGTCATGCAGTCCGAGGCCAAGCGCTTCGCACCGGCCGAGGCCGCCAATGCCTCGACGCCCTTCGACGAGAAGGATGCGGCCTGATGACCAAGATGTACGTCAACTCCAAGGGCCAGGACGTCGAGATTGCATCGATGGCCTATCCCCATCTGTGTTCGGCCCACGCGAAATTGGTCCGGGAACAGCGTGACGGCCTGCGCCAGATCGAAATCGACGCCATGGCGGCCGAGATCGCCACACGGGATGAAGCGCATGCAGCCGCACAGGCCGCCGAGGCGGAGGGCGCAGCATGACGGCCGAGCCCATTCACCTCACGAACGCCACGCCGTTCGACCTCATCGCCGAGGACGCGGAGACTTGGCTCGAGGAAGCCCGCAACTGGGCTGACGGCCAGCCTGTCGAGAACCAGAAGCAGGCCGACGCCGTCTCCATGATCATCGACGCTCTGCGGAAGTCCGCAGATGCGGCGGAGAAACAGCGCAAGGTCGAGGTCAAGCCGTTCGATGACGCCAAGGCCGCTGTGCAGGAGCGGTATGCGCCACTCTTCGCTCCGGCAACCAACAAGTCACCGGGCAAGGTGCACAAGGCGGTCGCCGCGCTGAAGGCTGCACTCGCTCCCTACCTGCGCAAGTTGGAGGAGGAGAAGCGCGCCGCTGAGGCTCGGGCCCGCGAAGAGGCCGAACGCGCTGCCCGCGAGGCTGCAGAAGCCCTGCGCGCTGCCAATGCCGCAGACCTCGCTGCCCGAGAAGCGGCTGAAGAGAAGGGTCTTCAGGCTGAGGCTGCGGACAAGGCGGCCAAGCAGGCGGCCAATGATCGCGCCCATGCCAACGGCGGCGAGCGCGCCATCGGCCTGAGAACCAAGCACGTCGGGATGATCCTCGATCTGAACGAGGCCGTGAAGTTCTACTGGCGCCAGGACGACAAGCCGTTCCGCGAACTTATCCAGCGCTTGGTCGATGCCGACATCCGCGCCGGCCGCCGTGGCTCCGCCATCCCCGGCGTCGAGATCCGAGAGGAGAAGGTGCTTTGACCCGCCACCTCCTCAAGCTCACGCCCAGCCAGCGCGATACCGCCCATGCCTGGGTGGAGAAGGCCCTCCGTCTCTGGCAGCCCGGCGCAGCCTGGATGCTGGAGGTCCGCGAGGCCACACGCTCGGACGAACAGAACCGCGCCCTCTGGTCGCTGCTGGGACAAATCCAGAAGGCTCGCCCCGTCCACAACGGCGTCCAGATGGATACCGAAACGTGGAAGTGCCTGTTCATGCATGCGCTCGGCCGCGAAGTCCGCTTCGTCCCGACGCTGGACGGTTCGTCCATGCTTCCGCTGGGCCTGCGTTCCTCAAAACTGACCAAGCGCGAGTTCTCGGACCTGATTGAGCTGATCCTCGCCTGGTGCGCGGAGAACGGCGTCGAGGTCGAGCACTTCGACGCGGCCAACGACGACAGCGCCTCAACAGATCGCGAGGCAGCATGAGCCGCCAAGTCCCCGAATGGATCGGCAAGACCGACGACAGCCCCATCCCTGCCCGCGTCAGGGCTCGGGTGTTCGAGGCCCACGGCGGCCGCTGCCACATCTCCGGCCGCAAGATTGGAGCTGGAGAGCCTTGGGACTGTGACCACGTCATTGCCCTGATCAACGGCGGAGAGAACCGTGAGAGCAACCTCGCCCCAGCCCTTCGCGACAAGCACCGCGAGAAGACGGCTCAGGACGTGGCGGTCAAATCGAAGACTGCCCGGATGCGGGCGAAGCACCTCGGCATCTGGCCGAAATCCAAAACCCGCTGGCCGACGCGGAAGCTCGGCGTCTCCCGCCCCCAGCCTCAGAAGGCCCACGACCATGGCTGAAGTCATCACCTGGACCAGTGCGGATCACGGCGCCATCGCCCGCATCCGCATGCCCATGCCGTCCAAGGGCGGCTCCAAGATCGGCTGGTCGCCGGTCGTCATCCACGCCGAGACGGAAGACGCGGCTCGCGACAAGGCCCACGCCTTCTACCAGTCCGAGCTTGAGCGCCTGTCGGCCCGCGCTGACGGGAAGGCCCGCCGTCTGGAGAAGATGGCTGCCGCTCGCGCCTCGAAACGCGGGGAGCCCCACCATGCCTGAATCAACCAAGAGCCCGGCAGAGGTGAAAGAGCGGCCGATCCTGTTCAGCGGCCCGATGGTCCGCGCCCTGCTCGACGGCCGGAAGACCCAGACGCGCCGGGTGATGAAGGTCCAGCCTCCGACTCAGGAGGAGTTTCGCGGAAGCCTGTTCGGGCTCGACCGCGCCGTCGCCGATGGCGTGAAGATGTACATCCAGAACGACTACGACCGACTGCCGAAGCATCCTACCGACTGGGAGCTGACCGGCAGCGTCGGCGTGGCGCGCGAGGCCGGTTTTCCGCGCCGCTACCGCTGCCCCTATGGCGCAGTCGGCGACCGTTTGTGGGTCAAGGAGACATGGCGACCCAGCAAGAGCGCTGGCGACTGGGACATGGACGTCCGGTACGAGGCCGATAGCCTGACCCGCACAGTTTACGACGGCGAGTTCGGTGACCGCGATTGGTCGATGCCGAAGGCTGCTGCGCGCGGAAACGTGTCGCCGCTCTTCATGCCGCGCTGGGCTGCGCGCCTGGTGCTGGAGATCACCGACGTTCGGGTCGAGCGGTTGCTGGATTGCAGCAACGCTGACGCTCAGGCCGAGGGCTTGCAGTGGGTGACGCCGGGCATGTGGTCAGTCGACCGCAGCTTGCCAATCATCGGTGACGATGCCCGTCAGGTATATTTCGAACTCTGGGACCACATCAACGGTGCGGGATCGGCTGAGGCCAACCCTTGGGTCTGGGCCGTCTCGTTCCGCGTGCTCTCCGACGAAGAGCGCCAAGCCTCCCGCCGTGGGGGTGAGGCATGAGCGTTCTGACAAAAGCGGCCTATCATGGCACGCCCATCACGCCGAACGCGGTCCTTCAGGCGCTCGGCTTCCGCGACTACTGCGTTTCCTACTACCGGCCCGATCAGGTCGAGTGGATAGACGCGAACGCCCGTTCGTGGTTCGCGGACAACGGCATATTCTCGGCATGGATGAAGGGGGCCGAGTTCAGCGACGCCTACTGGCAGGACTACTACGACTTCTGCCGCCGCTGGTGCCTGGACGGAAACTGCTCATGGGCTGTCATTCCTGACCCTATAGGCACCGGCACCCAAGAACTGGACTACTTCATCCGCGAGTGGCCCGCTGATCTGCGCGACTACGGCGTGCCGGTCTATCACCTGGACGAGCCGATCCACCGGGCAGTGAGCCTTCTGGAGCGCTTCGGTCGCCTGTGCGTCGGCGCGACTGGTGAGTATCGGGTGATCCTGTCGGCGCCGTTCTGCGAGCGCATGGACGAACTGTTCAACGCGATCCATGCGGCCTTCGGCTCCATCCCGCCGATTCACTTCTTCCGAGGCCTCCAGCTCCTGAAACCGGGCTGCGATTGGCCGATCACATCGGCCGACAGCACGGACATCGCGCGCAACCATAACCGGCTCAAGCGCCTGGGCGACCTTCACCTGTGGGCCGTCCAGCAGGCCGCCGGACGCTGGGATGCTATGGCAGCCCGTCGCGACACCGCATGGCCGCCTGAGCGCCTGTCACAACGCCAGCTTTTCGGAGCAGCGGCATGAGCGGGGTGAAGCATGCGCCGGACACGCCGTACACGCCGGCCCACCTGTATTTTGACGACCCGACCTGGGACCAGAAGATCGCTATTCGTGGCCGAAAGACAGTCTACGGGCAGCCCTATGTCGTCGCCCATGTGAACCGGCCTGGATCGGCCAGAGCGGACGACGACAAGCGATATGCGCGCTTGTTCTGCGCCGCGCCTGATCTGCTGGATATCGCCCAAGAGATTCTGGATCGAGGCTACGTCAGCGAGAGCATACCCGAAGAGCGGGCCGACTACCTAGCGCTAAAGGCCGCCATCGCCCGCGCCCGTGGTGAGCAGGACGGGGGTGGGGAATGAAAGTCCTCGACCTGTTCAGCGCCGCCGCCGGCGGATGGTCGCTTGGCCTGCATCGGGCCGGGTTCGAAACGGTCGCGGCCTGCGAATGGATCGACTGGCGCCGCGCCCTCTATGCCGAGAACAATCCCGGAGTCCTGATCTATGACGATGTCCGCACGCTCACGGCGGATCGACTGCGAGCCGACCTTGGAGCTCTTCCCGACATCGTCGTTGGGTCGCCTCCCTGCCAGGACATCAGCAGCGCCAACACCAAGGGCAAGGGCGTCGACGGCGAGCGGTCGGGCCTCTTCTTCGAAGCCATCCGCATCATCGGAGAGGTCCGCCCTCGTTGGTTCGCTCTTGAGAACAGCGCTAATCTCCGAACTCGGGGCGCTGACGCCGTCCTCGCTGCGGTGGAAGACCTCGACTACGCCTGCTGGGCGACCGTGGTTCGTGCTGGAAACGTCGGCGCCAACCATGAGCGTCCCCGATCGTGGATCATTGGTTGCGACACCGACCAAATCGAGCAAGGTCCGGTCTGCAGCGTTCTCGGCCGGTCGTACGCCATCGATCCGCGAGGCTCTGCCGACACCGATTGCCAGCTTTCAGATGGGCGGGCAGTCCAATCCGGGGCTGAAAGCGAAGGGCGTGGTGTATCCGGCGCTGGGACCGCTGCTGGAGATTTCGGCTGGTCGGATGGATCCCGGCCGGTTCCGGGGAGACATGGAGGGGTGGGCAAGGCTCTCAACCCCTCGCGCCTCGGACATGAAGGCGGGCGGTCACGGCGACACGGGACGGATGGGGACGGTAGGGCATCAGCTCCAAAAGGCCTTGATGCCGACTCCGTCCAAACGGGACACGCGCTCAGGAAAGGCCAGCCAGGGGACGTGGGATCGCCTCAGGGGCGGCCCCTGAACGAGACCATGCAGCGGGCCGCCGAGATGGAAGCGGGGTCGATTGCGCCGCAGACCTCCGACAAATGGGCCTACGCCCGTCAGATCGCCTCGCTGCTTTCCAGCACCGGGCTGACTGGTCCCTCGATGACCTTACCCGTCACATACGGCTGGATGATGGGCTACCCGCCTGGCTGGCTGAGCAACGCATTGCGGTCGGCGGTCATTGAGGGACGTCTGCCGCTAGCCTCGTCGTCGAAGCGTTCGGCGACGCCGTCATCCCGCAAATCCCAGAAGCCATAGGCCGGGCCATTCTCCGCGTTGAAGCGGCGATGGCTGCGGTCGCGCGTCCGGAAAGGATCGCAGCATGACCACCCCTCGCGTTACCGTGCCGGTTGAGCCGACAGAGGCGATGATGAAGGCGGCCGATGCCGTCGATTGGAACAACGAAGACGAGCGCGCCTCCGTCATCAACATGTGGCAGGCCATGCTCTCCGCAGCCCCCGCGCCGGAAGGCGGGGCGGTGCGCTATCGCCACAAGAAGCGCGGAACGGAATACACTCTGATCGGCGTCGGACGCGCACAGGGTGAGCTGCAAGACGAAGACCCCGTTGTGCTGTATCGCGGCGATGATGGCGGCCTATGGGTGCGCCATCAGGTTGAGTTCTGCGATGGACGCTTCGAGCAAGTGTCCGCCCTCGCCACCCGCGAGGAAGCCCCGGCAGAGGCGGGGGCGCAGGAAACGCTGCGGGTTCTTCTCGACAATCTGGTGATCGCTCAAAGCTTGTCGAAGGAGTTGCGCCAGCGAGCCACGGACGAGGCGAGATCATACCTATACGCCCTCCGCGCCCAGCCGCCAGCCCGCGAGGACGCTCAGCCGGTGGGTTGGCTGAGAGCGGTAGACGAGGAAATGGTCTGCGCACATCTGGGGGTGGCTGACGCTGAAGACAGCTTCGAGACTGCCAAAAAGAAACTTGCCAGCCTAATCCAGTGGAACATCGCCGTAGCGACGGACCCAAGCGTTGGAGGCTACACCGCCCCGTCATCGCTGGCGGGTGGGGAGGACAGCGCGTTCAAGGTCGCGACTGATCTTCACGCCGCCTATGAGGCCCTGATCTACGGCCTTCCGAAATACCTTGAAGCCGAGAACCTGACGGACGAAGAGAACATGATCCGCGAGGCTTGGATCACTCTCGACGTGACCGCCCATCGTCTTGTCGCCCTCGCCACCCGCGAGGAAGCCCCGGCCTGCGAAATGTGCAACGGACGTGGCGAAGTTGGCGGGCCGACGGGACAGACGCCCGAAAGCTTCGATTATGTGACGGAGAGATGCCCCGACTGCGGCGGAACGGGCAAGCTTGAAGCCCCAGCCCGCGAGGACGCGCTGCGGGTCGCCGTGGAGGCGTTGGAGAAGATCAAGGCCGTTCGAGTCTGCAAGGAATCCGCGAATATTTGGACCGGAGCGGACGCTTGCCGAAAGATCGCTACCGCCGCCCTCGCCGCCCGCGAAGAAGCCCCGGCAGAGGCGGCTCCGGCCTGCTCGGAAATCCCGCTCTCGAACCACATGCGGGTGACGCTGGAATACGACCCCGATGGATCGCGCACGGCCACCCTGTGGAACGAGGCGAACGAACCAATTGCTGACGGTGAAGCGCCTGCGCTGACGCCCCAGCTGCAAGCCCGCTCGGGAGACGGCAAATGAACCGGCATCATGCGGCCTGCCGTCGGTGCGGCTTCATCCACCCAGCCCATAACCCGTGCGCTGACGGTCTTCGGGCGAACGAACCTAAGCCGCAAGCCCGCGAGGATGCGCAGCCGGTGGCTTGGGCGATCCGATATGCAGGCGACAGCGACAAGGCCCCAATGGCCCAAGTCACCATGAGCGAAGAGTTCGCCGGGGTGGTGAAGCGTCAGGGTCATGAGGTCATCGCTATAGGCCCAATCACCCACCCCGCCCCCGAGGCGCTGCGGGTCGCCGTGGAGAAGATTCGGGATCAATACAAAGACCAGATACGCTTTTGCGACATTGAGCCGCTGCCCTACTTCCGAGAGTTCGTGCGGAGATTGGACGTCGCCCTGCAAGCCGAACAGAAAGGCGGTGCGGCATGAGCGCGGCTGGCCAAACGCCAATGCCTGCATCCACGGAGGTCCGCTGCAAGTGCGGCTCGCGCGATCTCGACCTAGTTGAGGAGGGAGTGTGGACAACGACCTTCAACGTCTCAGGCGGACGCCTGGACCGGGCTAAGGGTTTTCACGAGCCCGGAACGATAGAGCGGCTTGGGGCCGAGTGCAGCAGGTGCGGACGAAGATGGCGTCCGCGTCGCTCAGACCGTCGCGCCGCCATCCAGATCACTGATGTGGTGACGCTCGACACCGACCCCCTGCAAGCCGAACAGGGGGCGAAGTGATGTTCGTAAAAATCATAGAGTGGTGGGTGCGAAAACTCTACGCGACCCCCTCGGATAAGGAGGGCGGGGAGTGAGGCGGACCGATCAACAAATCGCGGATGATATGGCGGTGGCAGGTGTCCGGCCGATGGGCGCTGACGCACTGACGCAAATGTCCGCCGCACGGTCTGGATTGATCCACGCGCTGATCGTGGTGCGCGATCACATTCAGCGCCACAACCCTGACCGCCCGTATAGCGCGATCCCGAAGCACCACGCCCGGAAGCGCCGGGATGCCCAGCGGATCATGGACGCTCTCGTGGCGGTCGAGCGCGTCATTGACGAGCAGCAACAGGGGTGCGCGCAACGCCTCCGCGTCGAGGCCCTGCGGAAGGAGCGGCCCCAATGACCCACCCCCTCACCCCGCGCGAGAAGGTGGCGGCACCTGCTATGAGCATCCCCATGACCACGCACACGAACCTCCGCGCCGCCAACATCGCTCGCCAGAACGAGTGGGATCAGGACAACCAGATCACAGCCTCTTATCGCGGCAATGAGCTGGCGGGCGAGGTCGGAGAGGCCTGCAACATCATCAAGAAGCTGGAGCGGGAGCGCTTCGGCATCCGCGGTTCGCGGGCCACTGCAGAAGAACTGGCGGATGAACTCGCTGACGTCGTGATCTGTGTTGATCTGATCGCCATGCACTACGGCATCGACCTCGAGGCGGCGATCGCTCGCAAATTCAATGCAACGAGCGAGAAGGTCGGCTTGGAGACGCGGCTTGCGGCGCCGAACGATGGCGGTGAAGCATGACCCGCTACGCCGCCGAAACGTCCGTCTCCCAAGATCGCAGCCGGGCCGAGATCGAAGCGACCCTGAAGCGCTACGGCGCCACGTCCTTCATGTATGCGAGCGAGCAGTCGGCGTCCATGATCGGCTTCCGCATCAGCGACCGCATGGTGAAGTTCGTCTTGCCGATGCCTGATCCGAAGGCCCGCGAGTTCACGCACACCCCGGCGCGCGGCACCCTGCGCTCGCCGGCCGAAGCGGAGAAGGCTTGGGAGCAAGCCGGGCGGCAACGCTGGCGCGCTCTCGCATTGGTCATCAAGGCTAAGCTGGAAGCTGTCGCGGCCGGGATCACGACCATCGAAGACGAGTTCCTGGCACACACCGTCCTGCCTGACGGATCGACCGTGGGCCAGTTCATGAAGCCCCAGCTAGCCATCGCCTATGAGCAAGGCTCGATGCCGACCACCCTTCTGCTCGGAGGGCCAGCATGAGCGACCGGATCATCGTGGACCCGAGCGAGTCCGGGAACGAACATCTGCAGGCGAGCGCGTCGGTGATCTCGCTGGCCGACGTGCGGGTGTCTCGCGGTTGGTCACGGCCAAGCAAGGTCTGCGAGCACAAGAGCCTCGTCTATTCGTCGCGCGACCGCCGGATCGAGTGCAAGGACTGCGATCAGCCCATCGAGGCATTCGATGCCTTCATGACGCTGGTGCGCCACTTCGACAGCATGGAAGATGCCGCTCGACGGCGCGAACATCAGACCAAAGAGGCGGCCGGCGCTGTCATCGTTCGCAAAGCCGCGAAGGCCTTGGACAAGGCGTGGGGACGCAAGATGGCGCCATGCTGCCCTCACTGTGATCGCGGCTTGCTGCCGGAAGACTTTGAGCGAGGCGGAAGCCAGATCGGACAGGACTTCGAGCGCGCCCGTCGTAGGAGGCCAGCATGACCCCCATCGTCCTGATCTGCGCCACGCTCGCCATGAGCGACGGAGACAGCGGCCGGTGCCACACCGCTGACGGCGAGCGCCACCGCGTCCGCCTGGCCGGGATCGACGCTGGGGAGGTCGCGCCCTTCACGCGCTGTCGCCAGAGACCGGATGTCTGGGCATGTTCCCCGACCGCACGATCCACGGCGGGCCGAGCTACCGAACGCGCCCGCCAGCTTGCCCCCGGCGGCGCCCGCTGCACCGTCCAGAACCGCGACCGCTATCAGCGCATCGTGGCCACCTGCACGGTCAACGGCCGGGACCTGGGCTCGATCCTCGTCCGCGAGGGCCTGGCCATCTCCGAAACCAACTACGGCGATCCCTACCGCCGGCAAGAGAACGAAGCCCGAGAGAGAGGAAGGGGGGTATGGCAGTGAACAACGACTTCAAGCTCTGCTACTCCTACAAGGAGGCCGCCGAGGCGACGAGCATGTCACGGACGGCACTCTGGCGCCTCGCTCGTGACGGCCGCCTGGAGGTGGTGCATGTGGGTTCGCGCGCCTTCATCACGGCTGAAAGTCTGAAGGCTGTTTTCGGGCCTGTCGGAAAGGCAGCTTAG